AAAGAGTCGCGTACATACTCAATCATGTCACGCACACGTGGCACAAACCACTTCGCCATGATATCGAAGATCACATCAATCATCTCCTTAGGTGCTGAAGCATCGAACCTAGAGAAGTCAACTGATAGAATATCCTGACGACTATTATCCATCACGTATGTTACAGCTCTATTCACAGTATCGGGTGGGTTCCATGCTGCGAATTCCATTTTGTTGCGCAGATACTTCAACAAAGGTATTTGGAGCTGTAACTCAAACAACGTTAAGTAATGAGGATAACCCCACACTGTGCGTTGTTTCGGTGGCTCATCCAATCCCCTGGACTGACCCCGCCAGTAGAGTATACATGGATCGGGTTGCATAGCGTAACCAGATCTACTGATGGCTCGTGCTAGTTCTAATACCATAGGACGGTACTCTGCATCCGCCGATGCAAATGGTAATCCTAGGTTAGTTCCACGTGGCATGTCATTATATGCGGTCTCCAAACCTGCTGGTGATAATCTATTACGGACCAACGCTTCAGTCTGTTCCGTCGCGTGACGCCAAGCATCCTTGTCGGGGTAGATGTTTGGTTGAGAGAAGTAATCATAGATCACGTCAGTCCGTTCGCGATACGGTAATTGAATGGACATAGGACCTATCTTTTCAATAGATTCCTGTTCCACTTCATCAAGCCACTGAAGGCCGGTTGGGAACAGCCACTGTGTCATCTCTCTGATCACCTCAAGGCGTCCAGCCCTGGGGTCATTCTTGTCAGGAATGAGAGGAGATGTCCAGTCCTTGAGACGGCCTACTTCCGTACCGGCAAGGTTATTCGCCACAGCATCCTCAATCTCTGGGGAAAGAGAAGAAAGATACTTGTCCTTGGGCAATACCTTCATATTACCTATCGATTTCCAAGGTGTACAGGACACCAAGATCGAAGGAAGCTAGCTCCTGCAATACGATGATACACCCCACAACAGGAGCTAACTTGACAAGGGGGAGAACTTGTAATTTTAGGAGCGCTTCATCTGAGCTTCAGTGTACTCCCCGACGTTCAGAATCACCCATCCGTCAGCTTTATACTGAAGCATGACTCGATACTGCCGAAGGAATGCCTTCACAGTTAGTATAACTATCTGGTCAGGATGATACCTAACACCACTAATAGTGACACTATTGTACACAGTCCTAATGCAGTCAGCCAAAGCAACAGGATTCCTTGTAACCAAGGGATCACTGATAGCAGGAAGATGCTGCGTCTCCTGAAGCTCGAAAGCGCGTTGTAGATCCAAATGGACCAACCTCACTCTTCGAACTAATCCAGCCATTTAGACTGGTGTTGCCGATGCCGATTACGAATACTATCC